GGCTATGCCAAGCGGGAGACGCAGCAATCGCTGATCGAGACGGCAGCGGTAGAGCCCGTCGCGGAGCGAGCAGACGTGACGCCACGACGCAGGGGGCGACGGCATGAATGACGGCAAGCGGTATCGCAGCCTCAAGGTCGCCACGCAGCCGGTCGTCGAACCGGTGAGCGTCGCCGACGCCAAGGCACACATCCGCGTCGATCACAACACCGACGACGCCTACATCGCTGCGCTCATCTCGGCGGCTCGCGAGTATTGCGAGACGTACATGGACGAGACGCTTGTGGACACGGAGTACGTGATGCGGCTCGATGCGTTCCCGGCGGTCATCGAGTTACCGCGCCCGCCGATGAGCCAGACCACCGGCCGCACGGCGGTGTCGATCGTCTACACCGCGAGCGAGGCGGGCAACACGGCGACGCTCTCGACGACCGAGTACCGCGTCGATCGAGACGCGAAGCCCGGCACGCTGCGGACGCTCTACGCCGGATCGTGGCCGAGCCACCTGCTCGACTACGGCAGCGTCACGGTCACGTGGTGGGGCGGTCGCGGCGACGACGGCAGCAAGGTTTCGCCGAGGGTCAAGGCGGCGATCCTCATGCTCGTCGGCCAGTGGTACGAGCGTCGCATGGCGGCGGATGCCGTGTCGCTCTCCGAGATGCCGTTTGGCGTCAAGCATCTCCTCGACTCCGTGAAGTGGGGATCGTACACATGAACGGACGCATCATCGTCGATTCACAGTTCACCGATACGGCGTCGTCTACCGGCGTGTCTTCGACGAAGGTCGTGGCACTCCAGACCTCGAACGAGTACACGTCGGGCAAGGTCGCCCTGGTCTCTGGCACGTGCGGCACGTCAGCCGTGACGATCACGCTCGCCTCGCCTGGGTACACGGCGGCATCGGGCTCTGCCGTGTCGTTCTCGTCCGTCTCTCGCGTCGTGTTCTCGGCGACCGGCGCGACGCTTGTGAAGTGCGTCGGCGGTGCCACAGGCAAGCCGCTCGTGATGTCGCGTGCCGAGCAGGGTGCTGTCTCCGAGGTCGGTTCGACGGAGACCTCGCTCCAGGTGAGCGTGGATGCAACCGCTGGCACGTCGTCCTACACGCTGGTGATGTATGGCGATTGATCCGGGACGCCTCCGCGAGCGAGTCACGATCCAGAGTGCGACCGAGGCTCGCAACTCGATCGGCGAGGTCGTGCAGACGTGGGGCACGTTCGCCGAAGTGTGGGCGAGCGTGGACGGGCTGTCGGGTCGCGAGGTGCTCCAGTCCGGTCAGCAGCAGACCGAGGTAACGCACCGCGTGCGGATGCGATACGTGACCGGGCTGACGCAGCGAATGCGTCTGTCGTGGCGTGATCGCATCCTCGAGATTACGTCGCTCCTCGAACACAACAACCGCACCGAGCACGAGCTCTTGTGCGTGGAGGATATCGACTGATGGCGACCGCAGGGATCACGATCACCGCCGAGATTGCCGAGCTGCGCGAGTTGCAGGCGGCGATCGGTCGCATCCTAGAGCCGCCCGAAAAGGCTCGCATCATCGAAGAAGCGCTGAAAAAGGCGCTCGCACCAGCGCTGGAGCGTCTGAAGCAAAACACGCCCGAGGGACCGACCGGCAACCTCAAGCGTGCGGCATCGGTGAAAATCGTGCGGTACTCAAAGGACGGCAACGCGGTCGGGCTGCTCGGCTACAAGCGTGCGGGGAAGGGTGCGAGCGAGTCGGCCCAGGGCGGTCGAGTCCGCAAAGGATCGGACCGTGCGTTCCACCAGTTCTGGCTGGAGCAAGGCACAAAAGACACTGTCATCGACAAGCTCTCGAACACGCCATACGCCCGCAAGTCGCACACCAGACGCAACCGCAGCGGCAGCGTCACGACGGTTCGGGCTCATCAAGTGAGCGGCCAGAACGCCTACTACGCCTCGTCGTTCAATAAGTTGGGGCCGTTCAAGCTCAAGCCGACACCGCGACCGCCGCGAGGCGAGGAAGGGCAGCGGGTCGAGACGCAGCCCGGCTACCCGCAGGCGTTCTTCAAGCGATCCGCGACTCCGATCACGATCAAGGGTCTGCGGGCTGGCGGCATCCTCGGCCAACCGCCGCTGAAGACGACGTGGGATCAAACCTCAACCACGGTCGCCGAGATTCTCTCGCGTGAACTGAGAATCTCGCTGGAGCGTGCCCTGAGCACGCTGACCCGGTCGGCCACGGGGAACCTGTGATGGCATTCAAGTCACCAGAAAAAGCCGTCGCCGACGCCCTGCTCGCCGACGCGACTGTGGCCGCAATCCTCGGCACCCGCATCTACCCGGTGCTCGCCCCTGCCTCGGCGGCTCTCCCGCTCGCGACGTGGCGGCGTCAGGCGGTCACCCGCGAGACGACCCTCGGCAATACCCGTGGCGGGCTGCCGGTCGTGACGCTCGCCTTGGAGCTCTACGCCGAGACCTATGAGGCGGTGCGAGAACTGGCCGACGCCTGCCGGTCGAAACTGGATGGGTGGGGGAATGCGGTGTCATCATCAGTATCAGTGCGACACGTCGCGCTTCAGAACGAGCAAGACGGGTTCGTGCAACTGGCAGGTGGCGACCTGCCTCCGGTGTTTTCGGTGACGCAAACGTACACGATCCTCTGGCAGGAGACCTGAGCGATGCCCGATCCCTCGACGCCTCATGACGGTGCCGGAACAGTCCTCAACCTGTTCGGCACCGTCTACACGGTGACCAACATCGTCATCAGCAACACGAACCCCGGTGCTGCCGCCGAGGCGACCGTGGACGTGGGGCATCTCGGCCAGACGACCGGCGAGACGCTGGCGACGCTGAGTCGTCCGCTCGTGATCCCGGCCGACGACGGTGGCACGGGCCGCTCGGTCACGTTCGATTATCTCGGCAAGACGATCATCCTCGACGCGGCGACGGGCACGATCACGATCACGACCGGCGGCACCACGCTGATCAACGGCAAGGCCGCCACCGTGTCGAGCTCGACTCTGACGCTCGCGACGAATGACGCGATCCGTGGTCAGGCGACGATCACCGTGGCTCGCTGACCGTGACGGAGGTCCGTCATGGCTACGCGAGTCTCGGGAGTTGCTGTCACGTGGGGCGGCACGCAGGTCGAGCAGGTGTCAGACGCCACGCTCGACCTGGTCCGTGAGATGCCGGTTGCTCGCACGGCACGGTGGACGCTCGATCTGGGCGAGGTCACGCTGCCCGCGTTCACTCGGACGGCGCTGCCCGAGAGCCAGTACGGCGTGCGGGCTCGCCTCGTGATCACGGCGCAGAACGATCAAGGCACCGCCACGTCGAGCACGTTCACTGTGTTCGACGCTGACTGCGTCTACCTCGGTGCCGAGGTGCGTGGCGAGCTCAACGGCGTCTGGCAATTTGACCACCGGTTCAGAGTGATGGATACGGTCGGGATCAACAGCACGTATCCATCGTGAGGTGAGTGACACATGGCGACACTGACGGCAGAGCAGATTCTCGCGAGCAACGACGCCGGGCTCATGGGACCGATCACCGTGCCCGAGTGGGGCGGCGACGTGTTCATCCGAGTAATGAGCGTCGGCGAGCGTGACTCCTACGAGCGTTTGTGGATCGGCAAGAAGGATTCGGGAATTGAGAACTTCCGATCGGAGTACCTCGCCCGCTGCCTCTGCAATGAGAAGGGCGAGTTGCTCTTCACCCGCGCCCAAGTCGTCGCGCTCGCGAGCCGCAGCGGTGCGGTCGTTGGTCGTTTGTTCGACGCGGCACTGAAGCACAACAACATGACGGAGGCCGATGTCGAGCAGTTAGCAAAAAACTAAACGCCTCGCCATCGCGTCGGTTTCTCTTCGCGCTGGCGGGGCATCTGCGGATGACCGTTCGCGAGTTGTGTGAGCGGATGGATTCGCGGGAGTTGTCGGAGTGGATGGCTTACACGAGGTATTTCGTCCCGCTCTCTGACCCGTGGCTACAGACAGGACTGCTCGCCTCGATCGCGATGGCACCGTACACCGATCCGAAGAGAGGCAAGCCGCCGACCGCAGAGGATTTCATTCCGAAGGCTCGGCCACCGCAGCACGAGTCGCAGGACCGCGAGGCGATCCTTCGGCTACGGCGTGAGATGGGGATTGTGGACTGATGGCAAACATCCTCGGACTCGCGCTGAAGATCTCAGCCGACTCGACGCAACTGAAGCTCACGCCCGCAGAGCGTGCTCTTCAGACGCTCGGTGCCGAGGCGGCGAAGCTCACGAGCGTCTTCGAGCAGTTCACAGGCGAGAGCACAGCGGCAGCGACGGCACAGCAGAAGTTCGCTACCGACCTCGCATTCCTGAACTCGGCGCTGAAGACCGGGCAGATCACCGCCCAGCAATACGCCGAGGAGTTCGCGAACCTCGCCCAGGCGTCGGAGCAGGAAGCCACCGCGCTCCGCGAGGCAGCCCGAATCACCGAGTCGGTGCGGACGCCGTTCGAGCGGTTCCAGCGGACGGCGGGCGAGCTCTCCGTCCAGCTCGAAGCGGGACGCATCTCGCAGGAGACGTACAACCGGGCGGTCGAGCAGGCGTCGAAGGGATTGACGGACGCGGAGCGTGCCGCCGCTGGACTCGCGGTCCAAGACCGTGCCATCGAGGAAGCCGCAGCAGCCGCAGCCGCAGCGGAGTCGGCTCGCGTCGAAGCACTGCGGCGAGGTGCCGCGATCACGGCATCGCTCCAGACGGACGAAGAGCGACGCGCTGCGAGGCTTTCTGAACTCGACGATCTTCTTCGCGCCGGTGCGATCTCGGAGGAGACGTACACACGCGCCGTGGAGCAAGCCAGCGGCGTGCAGGAAGCAGCAGCCCGTGCGGAGCAGGAGCGGCAGAGGGTTCTGGAGGAAGGTCGACGCATCACGCAGCAGTTTGCCACCGTTGAAGAA